TGATCAAGTTTTTGTTCAAGAAAACAATAGACTTTACATGTGGAATGGATCTGGCTGGTACAATATTGCCTTGATTAATGCCACTCCTACATGGAGCTCACAACCAAATGCCAACTATAATCTAAATACTGATACACCACCAACATCAACATCAATACAATTGTCAGCTTCAGATCCAGAAGGACTGCCTATTTCATATTCTTATATAACAGGTGGATCAATGGATAGTATTGCTACTATTTCACAAGATTCATCAATATTTACCATTACACCTAAAACAGAAGTTCAAGCTCCAGATGGTGGTACTGGTACAATAAATTTTAGAGTAAGTGATGGCATTAATATACTTGATTATCAGTCTTCATTTACATTAGCTTTTGGTTATCAGATTGCCTATCTGGTTGTAGGAGGAGGTGGTGGAGGAGGAGACAGACACGGCGGAGGTGGTGGTAGTGGTTCCGTTGCTACTGGTTCTCAACTTGTTTTTCCTGGATCAACATATAATTTTACTATTGGATCAGGAGGCGGCGCAGGAAATTATGAAGCTAATGTAGTTAGATTACGCAGAGGGCAAGGGTTAAATGGAGGAAATACTACCGGTTTTGGATTAACAGGTTATGGTGGTCAAGGCGGAAATACTTATGATGGAAACTCAGCTTCGTATATGAATGATAATCCTGGTGGTGGCGGCGGTGGAGCTGGAGGAAGAGGTAGTGCTGTTGGTGGAACTGGAGCTAATGGAGCTGGTGATGGAGGAGGTAGTCCTGGTAGTAATGGTGCTGCTGGTGGAGGCGGTGGCGGTGCTGGAGGAAATAATGGCGGTCCTACTACTAACGGAATAGGCGGAGACGGGTATCTTTGGACAGAAAATAATACATATTATGGTGGCGGCGGAGGTGGCGGTACTAATGCTTCTGGCACTACTTATGCAGGCGGCACTGGTGGTGGCGGCACCGGTACATATAATATTTCAGGTTATGATGGAACTGATGGTACTGGTGGCGGCGGTGGTGGATGTCGTTCTACTCCAACAGCTACAATAGGTGGTGCTGGAGGATCAGGTGGTGTAGTGATAAGATTTGCTGATAGCGTTACTCCAGCAGCTACAACAGGAAATCCAACTATTACAACAAGTGGTGGTTATAAAGAATATTGGTTTAAAACTGCAGGTTCTGCCTCTATAACTTTTTAATTTTTCTAATAATTTTTTATATAAATAGTAGCAAAGACTATTTAATAGGAAAGTTATAATGGCTGCAGTTACCTCAAGAGATGAATTATCAGAGTATTGTTTAAGAAGACTTGGCGCTCCGGTTATAGACATCAATGTAGATCCAGATCAAATAGAAGATAGAATAGATGAAGCACTTGAATTTTTTCAAGAGTTTCATTCTGATGCTACTGTTCGTACTTATTTTAAGCATCTTATAACAGCAGATGATGTAACCAACGAATATATCACAATGCCTAATAACATAGACATTGTTTCTAAACTTTTCCCCGTTTCAAGTTCAAGTAATAATAGCATTGATATGTTCAGTGTTAAGTATCAAATGATGCTTAATGATATTACTGATCTACAAAACTTTGCGGGTGATCTTGCATATTATACTCAACTACAGCAATATTTAACTTTAATTGATATGAAGTTAAATGGATTACCACAAGTTCAGTTTTCAAGGCACCAACATAGACTTTATATTTTTGGTGACTTTAAGGATAATGATATAAAAGCTGGAGATTACATTGTTGCTGAAGTTTATCAATTAATTGATCCAGATACACATACAAGTGTGTATAATGATAAATTCGTAAAAGCCTATACTACTGCTCTTATTAAGAGACAGTGGGGTGCTAATCTTATTAAATTTGAGGGTATGCAACTACCGGGCGGCGTAATGCTAAACGGTAGACAAATCTTTGAAGATGCGATGCAAGACATTGAAAAACTTGAAGAGAATATGCGTCTTGAGCACGAAATGCCAGCAGACTTTTTTGTAGGATAATAAATGGCTTTAAATCATTACTTTAATCAAAGAGCCAAAAACGAACAAAATCTCTATGAAGATATAATCATAGAGAGCCTAAAAATATATGGTCAAGATGTTTACTATTTACCTCGTGAGATAGTAAATGAAAATACTATATTTGGTGAAGATGTTCCATCTAAATTTTCTTCTGCTCATAAGATAGAAATGTACATTGAAAATACTGAAGGTTTTGATGGAGAAGGTGATCTATTCACAAAGTTTGGTGTTGAGATAAGAGATGCTGCTACATTTATAGTTTCAAGAAAAAGATGGGCTAATGTCGTTGGTCAGATGAACAATCAAATAGAAAGTATTAGACCAAGAGAAGGGGATTTAATTTATCTTACTCTGACTAATAAATTATTTGAAATTATGCATGTTGAACACGAACAACCTTTTTATCAACTAAGTAATCTTCCAACATTTAAACTTAGATGTGAACTATTTACTTATAGTGATGAGAGACTTAATACAAGTATTGATGCAATTGATGATATAGAAAAGTCTGGTTATAATCTTAAATTACTTATGAATCAAGGTGTTGATAGTATCAACTCAAATATTTCATATGACTTTATGGAAGGGGAATTTGTACAGCAGACCTTGGCAGGAGGAAAGGTAATTACTGCTGAAGTTCTTGAATATAATCAGTCTCAGAATTATATAGTTGTATCTCATATAAGCACTAGTGACGGAACATACGGAATGTTTGTACCCGGAGTTGTACAAAATACCAGACAAAGAAACATTTCTGGTGCTCTTGCATATATCGGAGATTCTGCAACTACAGTATATAGAACACTCACAACAATCGATGAAAATGTATATGGAGATAGCAGCTTTGCTCAAAATGATATCTTTGATACTACAGAAAACTCATTTGATTTGGACTTCTTAGATTTCTCTGAGAATAACCCATTCGGCGATCCAGAGGATTTATAATGTTTACATATTTTTATCATCAAAGAATTAGAAAATCAGTTGCTTTATTTGGTACTCTTTTTAATGACATTTATGTTATCCGTAAAGATAAGACTGGCAAATCTATTAGTCAGATAAAAGTACCTTTAGCATATGCACCAAGAGAAAAATATCTTGAAAGAATTAGAACAAATCCAGATTTAAGAAATAATTCACAGATTGCTTTAAAACTTCCAAGAATGTCTTTTGAAATTACAAGTATTGGATATGATCCTGAAAGAAAACTTCCAAAGTTAAATAATTATCATAAAGGTGTTACTAACACAACACGTGATAAATTCTTTTCTCCAAGCCCATATCAAATTACATTCCAATTAAATATATTTGCAAAGAACCAAGATGATGCTTTACAGGTTGTAGAACAAATACTCCCATATTTTAATCCACAGTATACAATTAGTATTAAACCATTTACTGATACACATGCAGATATTGTTGAAGATGTTCCTATTACAATTCAAGGCGTAAACTTTAGTGATGATTTTGAAGGGACACTTGAAAGTAGAAGAACAATTATTTACACATTAGATTTTGGAATGTCTGTTAACTTCTATGGTCCGATAGATGCTAAGAGTATTATTAGGCAGACAGATACAATTATTCATGATGCTATTGACTTTAGCATTACAACAGATCCAAAACTACAAAGAATTACCACAACACCTAATCCACTATCTATTAATCCAGATAGTGATTATGGTTTTACCACAACAATACTAGAAGATTTTGATTCAGGTTAAATCGGAGTAAATTTATGAGTGATGAAAAACACGAAAATGTAGATGATGATTTTGAATATTCAAGAAGAACATACTACGATTTAATTGAAAAAGGTCAGGGCGCTCTTGAGGAGATGATGGAGGTTGCTAAGCAGCTTGAACATCCAAGAGCATTTGAGGTAGTTTCTGGTATGATAAAGAATATATCAGATGTGAATGATCGTCTTATGGATCTTCATAAAAAGAAAAAAGATTATAATAAAAAAGATACTCCTAAATCAGTTGATGGTACAACTAATAATAATCTTTTTGTTGGTTCTACAGTAGAATTACAACGTATGCTTCAAGATATGAATAAAGAACAAGATAATGTAATTGATATCACTGATAGATTAAATGATGAACCAAAATGAATCATACCTAGGTAACCCAAACGTAAAACGTGATGGTGTTGTACAACAATGGACGCAAGAAGAAATAGCTGAGTATATGAAATGCTCTCAAGATGCTGGATATTTTGCAAAAAGATACTGTAAAATTATATCTCTTGATGAAGGTTTGGTCCCTTTTACATTATATCCATATCAAGAAAAAATGTTTAAGCATTTTAATGATCATAGATTTTCTATTGTTTTAGCTTGTCGACAATCTGGTAAATCTATCTCGTCTGTTGCTTACTTACTTTGGTTTGCTTTATTTCACCCAGAAAAAACTATTGCCGTGATGGCAAACAAGGGCGCTACAGCTAGAGAAATGCTCGGTAGAATTACTCTTATGCTTGAAAATTTACCGTTCTTTTTGCAGCCCGGTTGTAAAGCACTTAATAAAGGATCCATAGAATTTAGCAATAATTCAAGAATAGTCGCAGCTGCTACATCTGGTTCTTCTATTCGTGGTATGTCTGTTAACTTACTATATCTTGACGAGTTTGCTTTTGTGGAAAGAGCAAATGAATTTTATACATCTACATATCCGGTTGTATCTTCTGGTAAAGATACTAAGGTTATTATTACTTCCACAGCAAATGGTATTGGTAATGTATTCCATAAAATATGGGAAGGTGCTATTCAAGGTGTAAATGAATATAAATCATTTAGAGTAGATTGGTGGGATGTTCCAGGAAGAGATAAAGAATGGGCAAAACAAACTATTGCTAATACTTCTCAATTACAATTTGACCAAGAATTTGGTAATACTTTCTTTGGAACTGGAGATACACTTATTGGTGCAGAAACTCTATTATCTCTAAGACGTAGAGATCCTATTCAGATTACTAAAGAAGGTGTTAAAATATATGAAAAGCCTATAAAAGGTCATCAGTATATAATGACTGTAGATGTTGCGAAGGGTAGAGGTCAAGATTATTCGACTTTTAATTTACTCGATGTGACTGCTAATCCGTTTAAACAGGTTGCTGTCTATCGCAACAATACTATCTCTCCATTACTCTACCCAAATATTATTTATAAATTTGCGGAAAGCTACAATCAGGCAATGGTAGTAATTGAGTCAAATGATTCTGGCCAAGTTGTTTGTAATGGATTATATCATGAACTAGAATATGAAAATATGTTTGTCGAATCAACAGTAAAAGCAAATTCTCTTGGTTTACTTATGACTAGAAAAGTTAAACGTATTGGTTGTTCTTCTTTTAAAGATTTATTAGAAAATCAAAAAATAGAAATTGTAGATGAAGATACAATACTTGAAATATCAACTTTTGTAGCAAAAGGTCAGTCGTATGAAGCATCTCAGGGGAATCATGACGATTTAGTAATGAATTTTATTTTGTTTAGCTATTTTAGTGGAACCATATTCTTTAATGAAATAACTGATATTAATATTAAACAACTTATGTTTGAAGAAAGAATGCAAGAGATTGAAAATGATGTACTTCCATTTGGGTTTATAGATGATGGATTAGATCAGCAACCACAATATGATCCAGATCGTGATGGGTGGGCTGTAGAATATAGTCACGAAAACTTCTAAACTCTTTTTTATATAAATACTATTAATTGAACATAACCGTATTATGAAATAGCTTATAATTTACCAAAATGGAAAAAAGGAAAGAGACATGGCTTTATATACAGCATCAGAGTCTCCGGCAATTATTACTCGTGAAGTAGACCTTACTAACGGAGTCCCGAATGTACCAACATCGACAGGTGCATTTGTAGGTGACTTTCGCTGGGGTCCTGTAAATGAGCCGGTACTCGTTAACAACGAAGCAACTCTTGCAAACAAATTTGGAAATCCTGATGCAGATAGAGCAATAGATTTCCTTAGTGCTTCAAGTTACTTACAATATTCAGACGATCTTTATGTCGTTAGAGCAATTACAACTTCAACAGCTACTGGTGGTGCACAAATACCAGCAGTACTTACCGCAACTCTTAATGGCGACGGTATCGTCACAGCAGTTGCCGTAGCACCAAATGGTGGATATACTTCAGAACCAACAGTTACAATTTCAGCACCTGATTCTGGTGTAACTCCTGCACTCACTTTAAATTATGATGCAACTAATGATGAAATTGATGGAATTACTGTAGCAGACTCTGATGGTTCCGGTGGAACTTATAGATATGACACAGCTCCAGTATTTACTATTACTGGTGGTGGAAGAGAAACAGTTGCTGTTAACGCATATGATGCCACAAATACACCAGAAACTTTACCAGTAGTACAAAATGCTGATGGGTGGGATACAGATAAAACAGGTCATGCAGCTAATAATCATATTACTATTGCTAAGTGGCCAGGTGAACTAGGAAACTCATTGAAAGTTTCTATGTGTGGCGCTAGCGCTGATGATTCAGACTTTACTAACTGGGCTTATGCTTCATTATTTGACGGCGCGCCTGGTACATCAAGCTTTGCTGCAGATCGTGGTGCTTCAAATGATGAAGTTCACATAGCAATTATTGATGAAGATGGAGAGTTCAGTGGAGTTCCTAACAGAGTTCTCGAAACTTTCTCATATCTTTCTCTTGCTTCAAATGCAAAGACAACACAAGGCACAGGAAACTATGCTCCTGATGTAGTTGCTAGAAGTTCAAATTATATTTGGATAGCAGCAATGCCAGCGGCATTTGGATCTAATGCAGGTACCGCAACAGCAAACGGTAAAAATTATGCCGGTTCAGGTGCATTAGTACATACCGTAAGTCTTGTAAATGGTTCAAATTCTGGTAGTCTTACATCTGCAGAATATGCAACAGGTTTTGCTACAGTAAATGATCCAAACGGAACTGCGGTTGATTTCTTGATTGCTCCAGGTATGGGATCTGCTAGTGATCAGCAAACTGTAGTTAATAATATGGTAAATATTGCTGAAAACACTAGAAAAGACTGTGTTGTTGTTACTTCACCAAATAGAACAGCAGTAGTCGGAAGTGCTACACCACGGGCATCTATTATTGCAGCTCAAACAAGTAATACATTTACACGTAGTTCATATCTATTTGCAGATGCTAACTATCTTAAAGTGTATGATAAGTTTAATGATAACTATGTGTTTATTCCTGCTGCATCTTCAACAGCTGGTATTATGGCTGCTTCAGATAATGAAACAGCACCGTGGTTTTCTCCTGCAGGTACAAGAAGAGGTTCATACTTTGGTGTTGCATCTCTAGCGTTTAATCCTGATAAGTCGGATAGAGATGAACTATATAAAGCTGGATATAATCCAATTGCTAATCTTCCAGGTCAGGGTGTAACATTATTTGGTGATAAAACTCATCTTTCAAGACCTTCAGCCTTTGATAGAATTAACGTTCGTAGACTGTTCCTTACTCTTGAAAAAGCAATATCTTCAGCTGCTCAGAATATTCTCTTTGAATTCAATGACGAATTTACAAGAGCTGAGTTTGTAAATATTGTAGAACCAGTCCTTAGAAATGTTCAGGGCAGAAGAGGTATTACTGATTTTAAATTAGTATGCGATGAAACTAATAACACCGCAGAAATAATTGATACTAATCAATTTATAGCAAATATCTTCATTAAGCCCGCAAGATCAATCAACTTCATTACTCTTAATTTTGTAGCTGTTCGATCTGGCGTTTCTTTTGAAGAAGTCGTCGGCGCAGTATAATAGGGGTACATAAAAATGGCAATTTTAGGCGTAAATGATTTTAAATCAAAACTTAGAGGTGGTGGGGCACGTCCTAACCTCTTCCAAGTAATATTAAGTTTCCCTGCTTATGTGGCTGGGGATGTTGAACTCGCATCATTCATGATCAAAGCAGCACAAATGCCGGCTTCTGTTATGGGGTTTATTCCTGTAGCATATAGAGGGCGTCAGTTGCAAATGGCTGGGGATAGAACTTTCGAACCTTGGGCAGTTACTGTTATCAATGATACTGATTTTAAAATTAGAAAATCAATGGAACAGTGGATGAATGGTATTAACCAACACCAAGCAAACACTGGTATCACTAATCCAGCTGATTACCAAGTTGATGCAGCTGTTCAGCAGTTAGATAAAGATGGTTCTGTTCTCTATGAATATAAATTTAGAGGTATCTTCCCGACTTCTATTAGTGCAATTGATGTATCATATGAAAATGTGGATACAATTGAAGAGTTCGGTGTAGAATTTCAGATTCAATATTGGGAGTCAATCGCTCCTGATGGATTTGTAACTTCTTAAAAGTTGAATAAATATAATTTGGTTAGGGGAGTTATTCCCCTAACCTTTATATAGTTAAAGGATAGTTATGGCAGATAATTCACTTAAACTCTTTGGATTTGAAATCAAAAGAGCCAATTCATCTGAAAAAGCCCAGCAGAAGATTAAATCAGTTGTACCAAAAGCTGATGACGATGGTGCTGGTTACATTACTGCATCTGGTAGTCACTTTGGTCAATACTTAGATATTGATGGAAGTGCTGCAAAAGATAACTATCAGATGATAAGAAAATATCGTGGTGTATCATTACATCCCGAAGTTGACAATGCTATTGAAGATATTGTTAATGAAGCTATTGTAGGAAGCGATGATACTGATCCTATTAGTTTGACACTTGAGGATGTTGATTTTCCAGAAAATATTAAAAAACAAGTACAAGAAGAATTTACTAATATTTTAGGTATGTTAAACTTTGAAGAAAACGGGCATGATATATTCAGAAGATGGTATGTTGATGGTAGAATATATCATCATCTGGTAGTTGACGAAAAGAATGAAAAAGCTGGTATTCAAGATATTCGTTTTATTGATGCTATGAAGATCCGTAAAATGAAAGAGGTAAAGAAGAAAAAAGATCCTCTTACTAATGCTGACATTATAGATAGTGTAAACGAATACTATGTATACCAAGAAAAACCGGGTCAACAGAAAGATGCAGTTAAGTTTACCCTTGATTCGATTAGTTATGTTACATCCGGTTTACTTGATGAAACTCGAAAAAAAGTAGTATCTCATTTACATAAATCAATTAAACCAATTAACCAATTAAGAATGATGGAAGACTCGCTTGTTATCTATAGACTTGCTAGAGCACCAGAACGTAGAATTTTTTATATTGATGTAGGTAATTTACCAAAAGGTAAAGCCGAAGAATACATGAAAAATATTATGACAAAGTATCGTAATAAATTAGTATATGACGCTCAAAACGGAGAGTTAAGAGATGATCGTAAACATATGTCTATGTTGGAAGATTTTTGGTTACCTCGTAGAGAAGGTGGTAGAGGTACTGAAATCTCTACTCTACCAGGAGGAGAAAATCTTGGACAAATAGATGATATTGTTTATTTCCAAAAACGCGTTTATCGTGCACTAAATGTTCCTATTAGTAGATTAGAACAAGAAGCACAATTTTCTCTTGGTAGATCAAATGAAATTTCCAGAGATGAAGTTAAGTTTCAAAAGTTTATTGATAGACTCCGTAAAAAATTTAGTCATCTATTTTTAAATATTCTAAAGAAACAGCTTATCTTAAAAAAGATTATTACCGATTCAGATTGGGATAATCATAAAATGCATTTTAAGATTGATTATGCTAGGGATAATTATTTTGCTGAATCTAAGGAAAGTGAAATATTAAAAGAGCGTATTCAAACTCTTGATATGATGCAACAGTATGTTGGAGAATACTACACTAAAGATTGGGTTATGAGAAATGTTCTAAAGTTTTCTGAAGAAGATATGAAAAACATGGAACAAGATGTAGATGACGAAAATAAAGAAAAAGCGGATGAGATAGATAATATTGAATCTGATAACAAATAGCTCGAAGTTTAAATAATGTATGATTTAGTTTCCTATATCACGAACAAAGGGCAAAGCGGGACAATAGATCCTTCTAGTTCATCAGGTGTAATTGCTAGAACAATTGACTATGATACTATTTGGATTGAGTTTTCTGTAGATTTAGAAACTCCACCTAATCCAGATTATATTCGTGGTTGGTTCTTCACTGATGAAACATTACCCGGTTATAGTTTTTTTCCTAATTCATCAGCTATACAAACTGGCACAAATCCGCCAGATAAAAAATTATATACATCTAATGTCCCAGTTAGACTATATCTTGATGAAAATACAATTCTTGATCCTCAAGGGAATAGAGTATTAGATTTTAGATTAAGTACTGCAGTTGCTCAGTCCGAAAGCGCTTTAAAGAATGGCCAATGGGTAGAAAGTACATCAGCTGATATTATATTTACCATATATGCAAATGGAAATCCTGCACAAGTATTTTTAGATGTGTTACCAGTAGACGAATTTGAATCTGATTTTGGTTCACCAACAAGCAGTCTTACTATAGATTCTGCGTATATCAATGGAATGAGAGTTGACTCAGCTCACATTAGACATTTAGCATATGTTAATCTTATAGAAGGTGATTCTGCACAATTCGAACATATTACTACAAATACTTTAGCAGCTAACACACTTATTACTGACTTAGAAATTAATGGACAGAAAATATATGGTGTTGGATCAGCACTTAACGGTAATACATTAGATTTAGACTACGACGAGCCAACTGATAGAAGCAATAGTGTAGCACTTACTTCATTGCAATCTATACATAATTTTTTAGATGTTAATAATAGCGAAACGGGAAATTATTGGGCATTATATAATGATTTAAATGCATATACAGATACTATTAATAAAAATAATGCTATCTTTAGTATTGATGAAACTGGCGCTGTTGTAGCAAAATCTCTTGAAGTTAATCAGTATATTTTGGATAGTGGCGGACTAAAATGGTCTAAAGATAGTAATGTAAAAATATACTATGATAGTGATGTTCAAGCTTGGAGAATAGAACCAGATTTATTTGGTTATGCAGACTCAGTAACCCCCGGATCCGATTCAGACTTATCATTATCTTCAGACAATTTGCTTTTAAATCTTTCTGGAAGAGATGGTCAATTTTTATCTTATGGATCGGCATCTGAAGCATATTATTTAGATTATGCACTTAAAACTGGTAGATTTATATTTGATGATGATCAGCTAAACGCAGAAAAAGAATTTATTCCTGATACTCAACTTGAGTCTATGGATTCTCAAGGTAAGTACAAATACTATGATCAGTTTAGTAATTTTTCTCACTATAATATAAGAGAATTTGATAGTGATCCTGTTGAAGATTTTACATTTCCTTTTAATGATTCAGATGCTCAAGTATTAAGATACGACGAAACCACTAATAGCATTTATAGTGATTTTGCACCTAGAACATTTGCTGGTTTTATATCACCTAAAAGATATAATTCATATAATGTTAGAGCAACCTTTAGTTCTACCACAGCTACAGATTTTCCAATATTTCTAGTAATAGCACAGTTAACCATAAGAGGTAGAGAATATACTATTAGTGCTTTTAGGAGACCAAAAGGAATTCTTCAAGAACATGGTGATTATTTAGAACTTAACCATATTAATGTAAATCCTCCTTCATGGGGCTTAGTTTATAACTATGGTCAATCAGATGAATATTACTTTGATTTTGATTGGGTAACAAGAGGAATGGCACCAGCACCAGTTACACCAACATTTGATGGGCAATCTACTAGTGATTGGGTTTCTGCTGGCCAGACAACTGTATGGGGATTTAAAGATAATAATATAATATATGTTGCAACAAATCAATTTGGTTCTACAAATATAGAAAATCCAGAATTAAAAACTGGAATTTTATTAAATATAGAAGAAGAAATAGCAGCGGGCAGTACATTTTTAGAGCCGTTTCTAAATGCAGAAACATCTTATGGATTTGGTACGCAAAAGCAGACTGATGCTATTATAACAAATATTTTATTTACAACTGAAGATAATGATAAGAATATATTTGATTTAAAAAATGATTTAATTTATACCTTTGTTTCGGATAGAGAAAAAGATGAATTTGGCGTTGAAACACCTGGTTATTATGTTTTTGATAGTAATATTGGTGTTGATCAAATAATGAATACCGGTAGACTATTTTATAATGATAGATCAAAAACACTATACTGGAAAGACCCAGATAATTCATATCAGCTTATAAAAGAAATTGATTTAAGTGGTTTACCTCAAAGTTCTGCTTATGTAGAAATGAGAGGAACTGGATTAAATCGTAATTCTCCAGCATATCTTTATATTGATAATGAAACAGAGTACTTTGAGTTTGATGAAAATCCAATTTTATTAAAAGGTTATCATGGGCATGGTAGAGGATTAAATCTTACTACATTTGATACTGTCGGCACAAAACTTTCTTCTACTACATTTGACACACATGGTGATTCAGCCAATTCTACATTATTATCTAATGCTATTAATAGTATGTCTAATGGTCATATTGGTGCAATAACATCATATGATGCTTGGATAGCAAATGTAAATGATACTCTCAGAACTACTGCCTTTGACCAAGGGTTAATGAAACTCTATAATGCTCCAACAAGCCCTATTAGAAACCCGTATGCTGCAGTATTTCAGAAAACTGGTACTAATGGAACTGTAAAAGCACATGAAATAAGTAGTGATGATTCTTCAGCTTCTCCCTATGCAGATTTAACATTTAGTATTACCAGAGGTACATTTCATACCTATGGTCCAGAACAACCAAACTCTTTATCGGCTTGGAACGGTAAAAGAGAGGCTTGGATAGATGAAAACCACAATACTAAAATTAATAATACTCTTATGCTCACAGAAGGCAGATATAAGGGGCTTGCATTTGATGGAACATCTTTTACTGCTAGTGGTATTAATGAAGACAGTGCTAGAATTTATCTTGTATCCGAAGAGGATTCCCAGAGAACAATGGTTCTTAAAGTTGGAGATAACCTTAACGATAAGATAGCATTTGAAGTTCCTGATGTAGATGGTGTGTTTCAAAATGGATTTATCAATTTCCATAGAGGAAATTTACATATAGTATTTGATCAAACACCACAGCTTGGTGGTGATTTAGATGTACAACAGTTTAGAATGTATAGAGACTCCTTAGAGCAT